TACGCAGGGTTTTTATTAGAAGCAAGAAAGCACTTGAAGTTATACGAAGATTCTGTTATAACAAGAGACTTCGACGGAGCATACGAACACGCATTAAATACGTTTGCTGAAGTTAGATTACTAATGCAAATTGCGAAAGATTTAAAGGATGCGGAATAGACCGATGCAAGCCGACATGACCCAGCAGGAAGTTGCAGATGCAATGGGTACTACAAGAGCGGCAGTAGCAGACATCGAAAAAAGGGCATTACGTAAGCTACGACATGAATTAGCGAAGCGTGGCTATACGATGGAAGATTTTTTTACGTGGAAAAAGAAGAGGAACTTAGAACTATGATTACATTATCAAATGACCAACGCAATCGTTTAATGAATGCGGCAAGTAAATTAAGAAGTGACGAACGTGCCAAGTTATCTTTAGCGGCAAGCCAAGTAATAGCAGACCGTATCAACCAAGTGCTATATGAATTACATAGTGAAAACCCTACGGCTTTTGTGACTAACGCCTCACCTTCTTTGGGTGGTATGGAGTTTATGGCTAACCACACTATGATAAAAAAACGCAAGTTCTACGATGAACCTAGAAGCCCTGCAGTGAGGTCATCTGATTACGCAAGCTATGTAAAACCTGCTAAGGCAAAACTATGAATATTATATGGGCTGAACCTTATCAGATAGAAGATGGTATTACTGCGGTATGGGGTATAAAAGATATTGTTGATACGCTTGCATGGCGGTATCTAGATCATCCAAGACATATGACTGAGGATGAAATGCACAACCACTTGCACGCTATATCAGTATTGATAGATATGCACTGCGAAAAGCTAATGGATACGTATTGCAAGGTATATCAACTTAACGAATACGCATCCGATGAAATTAAAGCTAAAAGGGCGGAGCTACTTAACTCTTTAGCTAACCCGCCTAAACCTAAAGCCAAATCTAAACCCAAAGCTAAAAAGAAATGATAGACAAAACCCTAACCCAAATAATGATAGCTACCCCGATGTATGGGGGGTTATGTAATGGGACTTACACCGTAGGACTATTAACTGCCGTAGGAGTATTTTCTAAACATGGAATTGCTATGCAGTATGCTCACATGATGAACGAGTCTTTAATTACTAGGGCGAGAAACAGTTTAGCTAAAGACTTCCTAGCTAGTGAGTGTACGCATCTAATGTTTATTGATGCTGACATTGGTTTTAATCCTGCTGATATCCCTCCAATGGTAGATGCTGATAAAGATATTATATGTGGTATATACCCCAAGAAAGAAATTAACTGGGTAGATGTATCTAAAGCCGTACAAGCTGGAGTAATCCCACAAGAACTACCAAACTACACAGGTGCGTTTGTAGTAAATACCATTAACGATGCCGAGAACTTAGAAGGAAATTTTTACGAACCTTTAGAGATTGCCAATGGTGGTACAGGATTCATGCTAATCAAACGAAAGGTATTTGAAACCCTGATTGGTAAAGTCCCTACATACCACAACGACGTATTCCATGCAGTAGATGCAAACCGTTCCGTCCAAGTAATTAATGAGTTCTTTGCAACAAGTATTGATAAAGACTCAGGCAACCGACTTCTTTCCGAGGACTACCATTTCTGCAAGATTGCAAGAGAAGCTGGGTTTAGAGTTTGGGCGGCTCCTTGGGCGCAGTTATCCCATACTGGGACTTATATATTTAATGGGCAGTTACCAAAAGCATGACAGTCAAATACACTTGGTCGTACTCATCCCTAAGCCTTTTTAAACAATGCCCACATAAATACTATCGTCTTAGGATAGTAAAGGATATTGTTGAACCCCCTGCCGAACACTTAAATTACGGACTGGAAGTACATAAAGCGGCGGAAGATTATCTTGGAAAAGGCACTCCAATTCCCCAAAAATACATCTTTATTAAAGAACACTTGGATAGGCTAAATCTTATTAAAGGCGAAAAGCTTTGCGAATATAGGATGGGGCTTACTAGCAATCTAGAACCCTGCGGGTTTTTTGATAAAGATGTATGGTGGAGGGGTGTCGCAGACTTGATTATTATCAACGGCGATAAAGCGTATGTCATTGATTATAAAACAGGAAAATCTGCCAAGTATGCGGATACTAAGCAATTAGAACTTCTATCCTGCGCTGTTTTTAAGCACTTTCCTGACGTCAAAAAGGTCAAAGGTGGGTTATTATTTGTAGTAGCCAACGACCTTGTTAAAGACCATTATGAAGCGGATAATGAAGGGGTATATTGGACTAAGTGGTTAGAAGATACCCAACGTTTAGAAGCGGCAATCCAAAACAATGTTTGGAACAAGAAGCCTAACTTCTCGTGTCGTGCATGGTGTTCTATAACCGACTGCGAACACAACGGAAAGAACCATTGATATGCCCTACACTAAAACACCTAGACCCTATGACCATGAATACGATATGGAAAAGAAGCGTGGAGAACACCCTCGCCGAATGGAGCGTCAACGTGCAAGACGTGCGATTGATAAGATAGGTAAAGATGCTAATGGTAATGGTAAAGCAGACAAGCGTGAGGGTAAGGACGTAGCCCATAAGAAAGCTTTAGATAAAGGTGGTAGCAATAAAGACGGAGTAGTAATACAATCTGTATCTAAGAATCGTAGTTTTAAAAGAGATTCAAAAGGTAATTTAGTAAGAGAAGTAAGCGTCAAAGAACGCAAGAAAAAGTAATTTGTAGGTGTTGTATGGTCATGAAGTAAGATACGAGTGCTATTGACGGGTTAACTCATTTCCTACATAACCGTATCAGTTGGGGTCGTTAGTTAGATATTTTTCCCTTCACGGGGTATCTTCCCTCCTTGGCGATGACCCAGCCGATTAACTCCCGTAAGGAGTTGTTTCAATCAAAACGTGTGTTTTGGTCGTATTCCTATTGGAGAAGAGATTGCAAATCATAGATAACAAGGCGTTGCTACTTAAAGTACGTGACCCAAACCGCATTACCACAGTGATACCAAAAAGTAGAGTTTTAGATGATGGCAGAGTGCTAGTCAAGTGGGGGCTAGATGAAGCACAAGTATTAAAAAACCTACGATACAAAGACGTACCATCTCCGATACGCGCTAACTATAAGTGGCCTGGGTTATATAAACCGTTTGACCATCAGCGTATCACTGCTGAATTCTTAACCCTGCACCGTCGGGCATTTTGTTTTAACGAACAAGGCACAGGTAAGACAGGTTCAGTTATATGGGCGGCGGACTATCTAATGAACATTGGGGTTATCAAACGTGTTTTAGTTTTGTGTCCTTTATCTATCATGCAATCGGCTTGGCAAAACGACCTATTTAGATTTGCTATGCACAGGACAACATCGATAGCCCATAGCTATTCAAGAGAGAAAAGAATCCAAGCAGTTCAAAGCGACGCTGAGTTTGTTATCTGTAACTACGATGGGCTTGGAATTATTAGAGATACCGTAATAGAAGAAGACTTTGATCTAATAGTTATTGACGAAGCTAACGCATACAAGACGGTATCTACAACACGTTGGAAAACCCTTAACTCTATCATTAAACCTAAGACTTGGTTATGGATGCTAACAGGTACACCAGCTTCACAATCCCCAACAGATGCGTATGGTTTAGCACGGCTAATTAACCCTCAAGGAGTACCGAGATTCTATGGTTCTTTCCGAGACATGGTTATGTATAAGCTAACCCAATTTAAATGGGTTCCAAAACCCAATTCAGAAAAGACAGTCCACACAGTATTGCAACCTGCAATACGTTTTACAAAAGACGAATGCTTAGATTTACCTGACATGACCTATACCACTAGGGATGTACCACTAACCGCACAGCAGGAAAAATACTACGAAATCATCCGTAAAAATATGTTAGCTGTTGCCGCAGGGGAAGAAATTACAACCGTGAATGCCGCCGCAAACTTGAACAAATTACTCCAGCTTTCATGTGGCGCAGTCTATTCGGATAGTGGAGAGGTAGTTGAATTTGATGCCTCTAATAGAATCAATGAGTTAAAGGAAGTGATTGACGAGGCTAGTCATAAGGTGCTAATATTTGTCCCCTACCGCCATGCCATTGAAATTATTACAGAAGAATTGAAGAGATCAGGATACACCGCAGAAATTATAAATGGCTCGGTTTCGGCAGGTAATCGCACAGATATCTTTGCTCGTTTTCAAAACGACACCAACCCTAAAGTTCTTGTAATTCAACCGCAAGCCGCCGCACACGGAGTCACACTAACTGCGGCTAACGTAGTGGTATGGTTTTCCCCTATTACTTCAGTTGAAACTTATCTGCAAGCTAATGCTCGTGTACATAGAGCAGGGCAACACAACCCTTGCACAGTAGTTCACTTACAGGGGTCCCCCGTTGAAAAGAAGATGTACAAGATGTTGCAAGGAAAGGTAGACATACATACAAAAATGATTGATCTTTATAAAAATATAATTGAAGATGACTCTTGACAATGTCAATGTTTGGTACTACATTATAGGTATAGACAAGAAGGAGAAGAGATGAGTATAGAAGCATCAGCAGACAAGCTAGTAAAAATCTATGTAAAGATTCGTGACGAACGTTATGCTCTTGAAAAGCAGATCAGAGAACTTGAAGAACAAGAGGAAATAATTAAAAGCGAATTGGCAAACATCTGCAAAGAAGTAGGTACTGATGGATTAAAGACTTCGTTCGGTACAGTTAGCAGAACATTAAAGAAACGTTATTGGACAAGTGATTGGCAATCTTTTTATGATTTTATTAAAGAGCACGATGCCTTTCACTTTTTACACCAAAGAATTTCGGACACTAATGTGCAAACATTTTTAGAAGAGAACCCCGATTTGCACCCGCCGGGGCTTCAAGCGGATGCGGCTTATACAGTACGAGTAACACGATCTAGAAAATAGGAGAAGATGATGAGCAAAGAACTTGCTATGTTGGACATGAGTTTACCAGCGCACTTACAGTCGCTGGAGTTGGACGATACTACTAAAGCCCTTATGGGTAGTGGTGGTGGCGGAAGCAAACGTATTTCTATCGAGGGCGGTGTATGGCGCTTGTTAGTAAACGGAAAAGAAATTGCGCAGAAAGAAGAACGCAATCTTAATGTGGTGGTTGTTGCGGCTTCCTCAAAGGTCGCTCGTACTTACTACGCTGGTACATATAAGAAGGGTGTATCTGCACCTCCTGATTGCTGGTCTGCTAACGGCGACTATCCTGATAAATCTGTTGAAGCACCACAGTCTACTGGATGCGCTAACTGCCCACAGAACATCAAAGGTTCAGGACAGGGTGATGGTCGTGCTTGTCGCTTTAGCCAACGTATTGCAGTAGTTTTGGATAATGATATTGGTGGTGATGTATTCCAATTAGTTCTTCCTTCTACTTCAATCTTCGGCGAGGGTGAAGCTGGTAAGTGGCCTTTGCAAATGTACGCCAAGATGATTGGTGCTAAGGGTGTTCCGATTACTGCAGTTGTAACTGAGATGCGTTTTGATACTGCAAGTTCTACACCTAAGATTACATTCAAGCCAGTACGTTTCTTAGAAACCAATGAGATTTCTACGGCTATTGACCAAGGTAAAAGCACTGAAGCTATCAAAGCAATTACTATGACTGTCGCCAAGGTAGACAAAGATGCGCCTAAGTTGGAAGCTCCTGTTGCCAAAAAAGCAACGCCAGTAGCCGAAGAAGCAACGGAAGCGGAACCTACTAAACGTACTGCCAAGAAAGAAGAGCCTACTGCTAAGAAAGATTTAAGCAAGATTCTTTCTGATTGGGATGATGAGGAGTAATCATGTCTAAAGGATATGCGAGTAGCTTTATCAATGAGGTAAAGGCTTCGGACAAATCCAAGATAGGGGTACAGCTAGGACTTGCTTGCACTAAACGGGATATTCCTGTAACTGATGTGTCTGAGTTCTTTGACGTATCCCGCATGACGGTTTACTCTTGGTTTCGTGGTAGAACTAATGTCCCTGAGAAGCATTGGGACAAAATGAAAAAGCTTGTTGATAAATTGAAATAGTTGTGTGGGGGGCTAGGTTAGCTACCGAAGAGGATATACCGCCGTCATATCTCTGCCCATCCCTTTTTATAATGACGGTTAAAGGCGGCTATGCTAAATACAAATGATTTTCTATCCGTACTACTTCCTGATACAGGGTCGTATTGCGTGGTGGGATTAAAAAAAGATGAAAGCCCAAGACAAAAGTTTGTGGGAAGTATTGAGGAAGTATGTAAGTTATCGGAGCAATTAGTTAATGATGGGTATAACTCCTATTTTGCTTTAGCTTCGTTTACTGACCCCAAAGAAGGTAGGACTGCTAAGAATGCACAGGCATTAAAGTCTTTCTTTATTGATATTGATTGTGGTATGGGTAAACCCTATGCTGACCAAGCCGAGGGTATGAACGCACTTAAAGCGTTCATTAAAATTACAAAGCTACCTAAACCTACAGTAGTCAATTCAGGCAACGGTATCCACGCATATTGGGGGCTACAAGAGGCTTTGCCAAGCGAGGAATGGAAACCCCTAGCCGAGAAATTAAAACTACTCTGTACCATGCACAAGCTTGCGGCAGACGCATCCGTTACTGCGGATACTGCACGGGTACTGCGTATTCCAAACACCCTTAACTTTAAAGACCCACAAAACCCAGTCCCAGTAGAAATGATACTTACCGGGTCCCTGGTAGATAAGAGTGTTATAGAAGATGTTTTAAATATATCTTTTGAGGGCGAAGATATCTTTGCTGGTATGTCGGGCAAGCCTTTTGTACCTCGTCAGATGGATGCAATGACCCTAGCTTTAATGGGTAACAACATATCCCGCTTTAAGACAATTATGATTAAGAGCGCCGAGGGTACAGGTTGCCCACAACTCTTACATATTTACGAAAACCAAGAGACAATAGATGAGCCTCTTTGGAGAGGAGGGCTAAGTATCGCCAACGCTTGTGTGGATAGAGATAAAGCCATCCATACCCTGTCTAATAAACATCCCGATTATTCTGCTCAAGCTACTGAAAAGAAAGCAAGTCAGACAACAGGTCCTTATACCTGCTCTACATTTAAAAAGCTAAATCCAACACCGTGCCAAGGATGCCCACATAACATTACTTCTCCTATCCAATTAGGTAAGGAGTTCGCAGAGGCTACTGAAGAGAACAATACAATCGAAGTTCCAGCCGAAGAGGGTGAAGCACCTACCATCTATCAGATTCCTAAGTTCCCATTTCCATACACACGGGGGGCGGCAGGTGGTATATACACCAAGCTGAAGAATGAAGATGGTGACGAAGAGATGACGTTGGTTTATCCATATGACTTCTATGCAGTTAAGCGTATGCACGACCCCGACAGAGGAGAAAGCGTTTTACTACGCTTGCATTTACCAAAGGACGGAGTTAAAGAATTCATTATGCCTTTGACTGACGTACTGGCTATGGAAAGATTTAGAGATACCGTTGGCAAACACGGCGTAGCAATATTAGGTAAGAAAGTAAACATACTTATGGCATACATAACTAGATGGGTGGAAGAATTGCAAGCATCCACAGAAGCAGAACTAGCACGCAAACAATTTGGTTGGCTACCTGACGACTCAGGTTTTATTATTGGCGATAAAGAAATCACGGCTACTGAGATTAAATATAGCCCCCCTACCGCTACGACTATTGAACTTGTCCCTATGTTTAGAGCGAAGGGCGACTTCCATGTTTGGAAAGATGTCATCAATGCGTATGCTAGAGAGGATATGGAAGCTAAAGCTTTTGCTTTCTTTATGGGTTTTGGCAACGTACTATTAAAGTTTACTAACCTAAAGGGTTATTTACTTAGCCTTAAATCACAGGGGTCAGGATCAGGAAAGACTACGGTACTGCATACCATTGGTAGTATTTATGGACACCCCGAAGATAGCTTTATGCGGGTTAAAGATACATACAATCAGAAGCTACAACGTATTGGTACATTCCAAAACATACCCATCTTGTTTGATGAGATGACCAACATGGATCCTCAGCAGAAGTCTAACTTGGCTTATGACATTACCGAAGGTCGTGCTAAGAACCGTATGCAGTCTCAGAACAATGCTGAGCGCCTTAACCATACCAAGTGGGCAACGGGATTAATTACTACGTCGAATAGGTCTTTAAGGGACGACTTGCTTTCTATCAAGGCTTTTCCTGAAGGCGAACTAATGCGTATGATGGAGTTGCATATATTTAACGATGCCAACGACGATCCTGTATGGGCAAGGCAACACTTTAGCCGTCTACATACTAACTACGGACACGCTATCTTTCCATTCATGCAATACGTAGTTTCACATTTACCCGAGGTTATTAAGTTCTTAGGTGACATACAGGTAAAGATCGAGAATGCGGCAGAGATTAAATCCCAAGAACGGTATTGGTCAGCTATGTCGGCTATCGCCATAACTGGGGGGATCATTGCTAAGAATCTAGGACTGCACAATATTGACCATAAACCCGTAATGGCTTATATCATTAAGCATATTAAAGAATCTAGGGCGCAGAACAAGCAGATGGTATCTGAGAATAGCGACTTCCTTAGTGGCTTTATACAGCGTAAGTTCCATGAGGTGTTGGTTATTAATGGCAAGAAAGACCATAAGACAGGCTTGGAGACAGGTCCGATTAGAGAGCCAAGGGGTGCATTAACCGCACGCTACGAACCCGATACAAAGCTTCTATACGTGGTTGCTAAGGAATACCGTGCCGAGTGTAATAAATCCCAGTTAAACTTTGACGAGTCGCTGGCTATGCACAAGAAGAGTGGTGCTTTCCTAGGTCAGAAACGCAAGCGTATGACTTCAGGTACTATTGTAGATACCAATCTAAATGCACCAGCCCTAGTGTTTGATGCTACCAAGCTGGAGTTCTTTAGGGAAGAAGCTTTACTAAATGTTGAAAATATTAAATCAGATATTCTTGATCCCTTGGAAGAGGCTTGAACCTGAGCAGTCCGTATTTATACCCTGCCTAGACCGTAAGGCGCATGAAAAAGACCTACTGGAGGAAGCAGAAAGGCTAGGAATTGAGGTTAAATGCAAACAAGTTGTAGAGAATGGTAAATTTGGCTTGCGCTTATGGAGAGTTAAATGATATAGTTACATCACTCTTCTCCTCGACCCCACATTGAGGACTTAATCCCGCTTCGGCGGGATCCTTTTTAATACCCAGCCATCCGCCTTAGTTCGTTTACGTTACCAAGCATTTTCTTTTCTATCTGACGTATACGTTCAATCTCTTGACCTTTTTTCTCTGCGTCCATTTTAGACCCAGGAGCTTCAATAATGTCTCTTTCGTAAGCACGTAGCTCGGATAGCTGGCGATTAATATTGTTTACTTGGTCTTTAGTTTTAAGAAGGTCTACTCGTTTACCTTCAAATTCTCGGTATTCTTCTACTGTACCGTGCTTCTCAATATCCCTTAAAGTATTAACCGCCTTAGAAACTTCATCACGAAGTTCGTAGTAATCATTCTTATCAGCGTTGCCATACTCTCTAGCAACAAACGCACTTAGACCGGGGGTAGTAGCAATCGCATCTTGCCAACTCTTTTCAGGTCTAGGCTGGTCACTAACACCATTTACCAATCCGTTTGTAAACTGTAAAATTAAACCACCAGTAGTTCCTGTAACACCTTTGATTATATGATCTACGTTTACTGGAGCAATCAATCCCGAACTACCAATAAATTTACCTAATTCAGAAGTGCTAGTTGTATATTGTTTTTCAGTCTCTAACCCCGCCAAGTGCTGACCAATAATAGAACGACCTGTAAAGAAGTTGTAGTTTGTGCCTACTTCTAAGAAAGGTTTAAACACTTGTGGTACAACAGTAGGACTAAGTACTGCTTCAGCTAATGCACTACTCATAGCACGGCGAATCTTTTTACTGTCAGTAAACGCATTATCGGTCATGCCCAAATAGGTATATTCAGCAATAAGTTTAGGCATTAAAGTTAAGTCACCACGCAAAGGCAACATAAAGGCTGTGCCTGGAATTAACAAGTGGCGGTCACGAATACTTGGATCCATCTTCTGATAGTCTTCATCGTCTGCACTTAAAGCGGCATACATAAATGCCAAAGCACCAATCTTCAATGCGTTAGAAGCAAGGATACGACGGGCTTCTTTCTTTTGTTGCGGCGCAATACCTTTACCTGATAAAGTCTTGTAGATCACGTTTTGAGCTTGTAAATACGCACCAAAGAACGGTACTACCTGACGTAACATTTGAATGTTGCCCGACGCACCAGCACGTTTAAAGTTAATAATCTCAAACGCACGTTCAACTGCTAGTGCTTTATCCCCATCAGGATTCTCTGCACTCTTTGTTTGTTTAAGAGTCATGTTGTAAACAGCCTGACGTACTGCATTGTCGGAAGCCATAGCAAAGTTTTCAAGCGCCCGCATAAATGCACCTGACTTAGTATCTTTCTTTAAGCCAGCCATAATCTCAGCGTTTTCCCTAATAAACGTAGCCGAGTAATCACGAACTCCAACCGCACCGTACTTAGTTAATTCAGTAGCCGCCGCACTTCTACCTCGTAAGGTTTTAGTAAACTCTTTAGCTACTTCTAAAGGTAGCAACCAAGGATGCTTTAATCCTGATGTAAGCATTGCACCAAATGAGTCTTGGGAAAGCTGGCTAATAGAGAACAAAGGCATCAACACAATATTCTTACGTAAAATATTTGCAGCAGCAGAAGCAATACCGAAATGAGGAATAGCGGCAGACTCTATACCTGTAAAGGCATAAACAAACAATGGGTCTTTAAATTCTACTTTCTGACGCTGACCATCTACCCATAAGTCAATAGTATTCTGTTCACGATGCACAGTCTCATCTTGACGCAAATCTTTAACTTCGTCAGGGAATAACTTTTTAGCTGTATCGTATAGGTTTAATGCGCTACGGTTCTTAACTGCACGGGCTACGGTATAGCTAGTCCAACGTTCCATATTATCAAAGATGTTGGCAACTTCTTGTTCGCTACCTTTAATTTTAAAACCTTTAGCAAAGTCAATCAAACCACGACCATACTCTTTAGGACCTGCTCTTTGTGCTAATTGCTCAACACGATAAAACGGCACATAATCCATAAAGTTTAATAATTCTTTTGCTTGGTCTTCGCTATACAAACCACTTTGAACTGCTATATCCATTGTATTTTTACGAACAGCATTCCAACTCTTTTGCACATCACGTAATTCAGGGAGCATTTCAAAAAACTTAAGACCGGCTTCAATTTGCTCAGGAGTCATATGACTATATATTTCACGGTCTGATTTTGATAGCCCTTTTAAACGATTTGCAACAAAAGCCTGTTGTGCGTAGTTAGTAACTTTTTCGGTAGATAACCCATTATTTTTAGCAATGTCTGCTAGCTTACTAACAATACCCGCCCAGCTATCATCCGCTTTTTCTGCTCTCCATTTATAGGCTTTAGGATCATATTTAAGAGAACCATGCTGTAAGAACTGCATTGCAACTGCGTCTGCGTGGGTAGCCTGAGAAGTACTTACCTCAAACATCATTTGTTTAACGGTTTCCCAATTAGTATTTTTATTATCTAATTCTTTACGAATGGCATTATTCAACGCAGAATCTGCGGAGAATAGCATCGTCTCTGCGGTGTTTAGGAACTTATTAACTGCGGATTTAGCGGCTTGCCTACTCTTTGTAGAGTCTTTAATAGTTTGGAAAGCCCCTGTTTCTTCGGTAGGTTTAGCACGACTATTTGCTCCAGTAGCGGCGTAAAGGGCGTCTAAATCAGAAACTATAGCTAGTTTAGGGGGAGGCATTGTTTCTTTGCCCGTTACTACATCTTCTTGAATTTTACGACCTAAAGCTAAAGACTGGTCAGCCGCCATCAACCCTCTAGCTAGAGCGCTAAGTTTCTGAGTAGGTGATAACCCTAGTGCATTTAGTACTGCACGAATGAATGCGGTAAACAAACTTTGGTTTTCTAAACGATAAGGAATCTGTGCAAGGGTTTCTTGAAACTGACGGTTAGACATAAGTTCAGATGCAAACTCAGTCAAACTTTCCATACCATATTCTTTAGCTACGTTAGGATGGTTTTCTTTAATAAAATCGTATAGGTTTTTAAGGTCAGAAATACCTTTATTTTTAACCCCTGCTTCGCCTTCAAACTTAGTAATAAGGGCGTGTAGGAAACCGTGAACCGTTTCATGTAACACAGTATGTGAATCAACTTCACCCTCATTGATTTGAACGGTATCTGTAAACGGATTGTATTGCGCTGCACCATCTTTAATAGTTCCAGCAGGGACAATCTCAATCTTAGGTAGGCTACCCTTGTTTGCGAGAAGGCGATTTGAGACCAGTTTCTCTAAGATATTAAAAGTATCAGACGTGTCTTTTGCAATTGCGTTTAATGCTGCGTTTAAATTGCCAGCGCTAACTGCGTTAATCAAAGCGTCGGTTGTTTTACCTGCATCAATACGCTCAAGCTTTGGATTTTCATCCTGATCTAATTCTTCTTGGAATGCTGCTTTTGCATTTTGTTGCGCAGTACGTGCCTCGTTATAAGCAGTACCTCTACGTTCGTATTTATTGAGTTCATCTAATTTCTTTTGTACAAACCCTTTTTGACCTTCGGATAAACCACGATGGAAACGCTTGGCATCTTTAAGATTTTCACCCGTATACAAATCACCAGCCACATTCTCTAAAGCTCTTTGCCCAATATAATTGGCTTTTTCTAAATAGTTAGCGGCGGCTTCTTTGTACTCTTTAGCGTGTCTCGTGCTAAGGGTAGCTGCTGGTTCTAATAGTAATGGTTTTGCAGGTTCTTCTAATGTATCTGCGACTGGTGCCGCTCCTCCAATAGGTTGTCCAATAGCATTCCCAACAGGAACCATTCCTCGTCGTTCAAGTTGTTCAATTCCGGTGGTGGCTCCAGCTCCGTCGCTAGGCACTCGAATGCTTGGCTCACTTGGTCCGCTGATAGCTGTAGGAGTCTCCCCAGCACTTTGCTGGTCAATGGTTGCTTGTTCATCTTGTAACTCCTGTTGAATTAAATCTTGTTCTTCCTGAGATAATACCTCTTCTGCCGTGGGTTTTAAAGGCTTCATGCGACGCTTTGGTGTAGGGGTTACTACTTCTTGCGCTACCGCTTCCGCTGCTACTTGTTGTTCTACAACAGCTTTTGGTTTTCTTCCACGTTTTTTAGGTTCAGGAACACTAAACTCAGGACGCTCTAAAAAGCCAGTAACGCCTTCAATAATTTTAACGCCACGATCTCCACCAGCATAGTCTTCTAAAATAGTTTTAACTTCTTTTGCTACTTTAGGGTCGCTTAAATCTTTACCTAATAGCTGTTCTCTTAATTTTTTATTGGTAGCCCCAATGTTCATAACTTTAAAATCAGCTTCTGTAATTGGGCGGCTAGGCTCTACTATTCCTTCAGCATTAGGCTGAACATAAGAAAACGCGGATTCTTTAGCTTTTAATTCGTCTTGGCGAGCAATAGCCGCTTCTC